CGGCCATTCTCTGTGTTTCTACGCGCGGTTTCGGTTGGTTACCGAGCCGCCCCGACCAGGGGCGGAGGCGTCCAGTGTGACGTCAAACCGCTGGCTACGACGTAGCCACCTACCTTCCTCTTCGTCCTAACATGCTCACGGATATACCCGGGCAGGTCAAGTGGATGGAGCTCAAATGGAGGCAGCGACTCCCACCAAGTGGGATATTGGAGCTTTAGTAGCTCTTGCTGCTCATTCCAAGCGTGCTTTTTCCACACAACGTACCTAAGGTCATCAGACCGCTTCTCGGGGTTCCTATAACGAAACCTACAATAACGGAACGTCACCGTGCCATGCTTGTCAACACTCAGCCAATCCATTGGAAGCTGATAGTGCTGGCAAAGTCGTTCAGCGTCGCCTGACGCTTTCAGACCGGCATCATCAGGAAGGTAGTCCGGCACGATCTTCACCCGAAGACCGTGCGTTCGGAACAACTCCGCTATAACCGCAAAGGCAGCCTTGTCATACACGTAAGTTAGCTCGCCGAAGTACGATATGTACTTTTTTACCAGCGAGTTCAGCATAACGTAAAGCCAGGGCTCCAGGGCTGACAGCGAAGTTGATGTGGGGGCCTTCAAGTAATAAGGCCTCACGTTGTATCCTGAGAGGTAGTCACCTCCGCAGGACTCCCTGAACGGATCGGTTGGATCGTAAAACGACTTCTTGTCGTTCACAATCATCCCGTACTCAGTCATCACCTCGATGTATTGAGGCGCTAACCAGGTCGGCACTATGCAGTCGTCTCCGAAAACCGAACACTGTTTAAGATCATCCCATTCGGGATACAGTGAATTATTACTCGGTTCCTCGAAGGTTAAACGGCAAGCTTGTGCCATCGTCCAGAAGACGAGGGTCTCTAGCGGAAAGGTTACCGCATTTCCCATCGTGCTAAACATGTTCAAGTCCACTTGTTGACCATTCAAGGTCATCAGAGGCGAACGGACATGTGACACGGCGCGAAACCACTGCTTTGGCAGGAGCCATCGCAGTAGTCCGATCGACACACAGTCACTTGCTGAGGTCCAGTCTATCGTGGCATAACGCCCCGTGATACTGGCTTCCCAAGCTCGTTCCTTATGTTCGTCGGGTAGAGTCTCGACATCAAGGTTGACAATCTTCATCCGCCTGTACATCATGGTCATAAGAGCCTGCTGCATATACATATTCGCAGTGGGCTCGACCGCGATTAGGCGGCGAATTTCATCGTCCTTGTCAACAGTCGTAGCTCGAGATCCTGGAACGATCACCGTTCTCTCCCTACTAGGGAACCGGCGGTTAAAGTCTTCAACCGCTAAGCGCAACTCAAAGTCGCACTCAAACAAGTGATCGAACCAAGGTTTGGCCTCCTCTGTCACTGACATCGGGAAGGTGAACTTGCTCTCCATGGAGGTGTCTACAAAATTGACACCAATGGAGGACCCTGAGCCATGCTTTAGGCTCTGGATCAGTTCTTCTTCATCGAAACCAGACAAGACCCAGTGCATCAGGGCTCTCGCCCTATACAGGATTTTCGTCCTGTCGCACATGGTGCTTTGGCAGCATTTACGCCATGATGGATCCGGGACGTCTATGTCCACGAAATCCGCCATATGCGCGTTAACCTTCATAAACTTATCGAAGGTAGCTGCAGCGAGCGTAGCCTCGTCCTGGTCCTCAGATACGTACTTCTTTAACAGTTTCTGTACCTGGGTGTCAGCAACGAAAGATTTGAGGCCCTCATCACCAACTTCCTCCTGAAGTAGTGGTGCGAGATCTCGACATACCGCCTGACGAACTGCTGTTACAATTGCGTCAGGGGAAAAGAGCTGTGTTTTGGCTCTGTTCCTCTTTTTGGAGTATTTCTTACTCATCAGGGATGATCTCCTAACTGAGAAAGTGGACGTCAGCTCGGCCTAGTCTTTTTGGCCGTCGCTGTCCGAATTGCCTGGGATTTCGATCTTGTCTACGTCCCAGACCACGTTGCCCTTGCAACCCCCCAGCGAGAGCTGGAGGGCCACAATGACGATTAAGGCCGCCAACATGAGCGCGTAACGCGCCATTCAGCTAAGCCCCAGATCGTCATAGAAGTCCGCGAAAGCGGACTGCGTGAGCAACTGGGCTGCAAGCAACCGTAGGGAGAGTTTCTCCGCTGCTGTCGTTTCGACGTCACAGCTGAGGCCCGCCCACACGGAATTGAACGTGCTGTTGCCATTGTCCAAGACCATAGGTCTCCGGATCAGAGCTTCGGCACGTCCCTGCGTGTAGCCATTCGGTGCAGTCGTGTTGACCTTCGGGTCCTTGACCTTGAAGATCGCACGATCTTGGGTTAGCCAGTCCGTGCCGTTGAAAACGGCGGTGTGGATCTGGTTCTTAATTCCCAAGCTCGTGAACGACTTTGTCGTCCCTCCTGAAGGGGTCCAGTTGGTTGGGTCGATATCTAACGACCCGCTTGCTATACTCATTACGAGTACCTCTTTAGGGTTTAATGCGTCTCAGCGGCCCATGTTTTGTATCACAATGGACAACAGATCTGCAATGGATTTCGCGTCCTTCACCAAACCCCCCGTAGTAATGGGAGGCACGGCGTCGGCCACAGTTGGATCCCAGGGATTACGCAAGTACGAGAATGTTTTTCTCTCGATTGTTTCACCCCCGTGGATGTTGACTTCGAAACTCGGAGTCACCTTGTCGGCCAAGCGCACAGTCGTGCGTTGCTCGTCCTTCTCAGTAACCCAAGCTGCGAGGATCGTCACGTTAGGATCAAGGAGATTGGTAAGTCCACGAATTCCATTGTGGATATTCACCAGCCGGTCTACCATGAAACTGTAGGGGATTATTTCCCACAGCGTCGCTGGCAGATCCTTGTTCCTAAGACCTAGCTGAAAGCGCCAGTCACTTAAAGGATTGGTTACCTCATACATAATGCCGGCGCGAGCTTGGTACTTGCGGGCAGTCTTCATATCGTATTCATGATAGAAGGCTGCAGACCCGTAGTTACCATACTCACGGACTGTGCTACCAACAGAATCACTGTCGGAGCCCACCCCTCGCGCTGTCCTGCGCTTAGGTCTCTCGAGACCCACGTCATGGAACCAGTCAATGGCTTGGTCGATCGACATGATCAACGGCCTAAAGGCGAATCGGTACTGAAGCCAAGCGTCTGCATGTTTCTTTAGCAGGCTCAGCTTCTTCCCTTTCCGCCAGTTGACTAACTTCCAGTATTCGCGGGAGAGGTCCACTAAACTCTTCACGGGACTCCGGATAAACCGGAGAGTCTCCCGTATTTCAAAAGAGTCTTCAGCAAAGTCATACGGCGTACTGTCAATATTGGCGAGTGCAAATTGCTTCGCAACCGCCGCGGCAGTATCCGCTCCGAGCGTTATCGGTAAGTGATCGAAGGTATCGCTACCAGGCCCAAAGTTCTCGAGCCTAGTCGCGTTTAAAACCCCCGGTCCGAACCACTCGTAACGGTCGGTACCATAAGTCAGTGGGTTCAATTTCTTGACCCGCTTCGTCGTGATACTCATACTCCCAGTAGTTTTTTGGGAGTCGGCCGTATACTCAACAGGATTGTTGAAAATCTCGCCTCTCGCTCTCCGAGCATGAAAATCTGGTATGACTACGTCATCCATATCCTCAGACTTGAAGTAAAGGTTTGAAGGGTAGGTCGTGCCAGAGATGAAGCTTGGAGACCAATACTCCACCCGGGTTGAACCTATTATCGGCCCTTCTAGACGCACGCGATTACGAGCTGACATAACAACTCTCCTATTGTGTGACGATCGCAGAGCTCACCCTGCGCGTTGTGGGGGATCACCCCATTACTAACGCAGGGCCTCCTCGATACATCTTCACCCAGTTACGGTGTGAAGAATATTGGGTTCAAGCCAATGGCTGTCACCCTCACCAGCGAACTGGTGCTCGAGGAGTTCACGCACCCCACTTTCCGGCCAAGAAGGCTGATTAGACCTTAACCTGTTTAAACTACAGAGCGACCTTCGGGTTGCAATCCCTCAGGTCGATGCAGTTGCCGGGAGCAAGGTGCGTGGAGC